CAAATTGATTCTGATTACCTCCAAAAAGTCTTCAATGAGCCACAACGGGACCGTGTAGTCCCATGCAGTCATATCATACCCATAGCACTGATAAGGAAGAAGTCGCCAACCACCATATAAAGGGGTCCAACCTATCATTGAACCACCAATCTGATAATTGGTTAGAACTTTATCAAAGAATGGACCGAAAATCATCCTATCAATGAGTGAATCAATCAAAGAAACAGATGAAATCAGTCTAAATCTTCCTTCTTCTATCTTAGCCATTTTATGGGGCTCCTGCTTTATAAACAACCTAATGGGATCAGCCGTTTTATTCTCCAGTTTGTCAATCACACATTGATAGATAAATTCAAATCTATCTTCGCGCAATTCACCCTTAGAGAACAGAAGATCACCATTAGTCGGCGCAATCCTCATTAGAGGAAGGCCAGGGCTCGCTCGTCGGTCAACATGCTCCAAGATTTCACGTCTCAATTGGTCCCGACTGAACCAATCTGAGGGCATCGTGAAACCCAATCCAAGAAATTTTCGTCCAAAGGCTCTAATGGCGTCTACCCTTGACTGGTAGAGTGGCTTTGGTCGGCACCTGTCACAGACGACGTATTTGTCGTAGTGGACGAAGGTACTCTTGACCTCAGCTGCGCCATTGCGCGCTGGATACGAGTAATTTCGGCAGCTTGCCTTCTCGTCTTCTCCAAAGATTGCTGCAATCTTCGCGTTAATTCGCTGTTTGCGTTTGGAGATTGGGAGGGGTCGGTCTGGCTTGAGGATGGTAAACTTTGCGGTGCCGCATTGCTGACATCGCGGCGGTTGCGAAAATCCTGAACGGCTTCATCAATAGAGTCAAATCTCGTCTCATAATCTCTGAAACGAGGCTCCAGCAATTCAGCCATGGCTTCCTTAACCGCCGTCTTCACATCACCTCCACCAAATCCGAGTTGTTGGTTCACCAAGCTACGTAGGGAGTCTAATTGTTGTTGAGTGAGCTCAACACCGGTAGCCGTGATCCTAGCCAAACGCGTCTGATATTCATCTTCAGCAATTTCGCCCAGATCTTTGACCTTTTGTTTGGTCAAATTAAGCTTCGGTCTTTCACCCACAACGACGAACTTATCGATTTCGGTTTTAGCATGATCTATTTTGCCTTGTAGTTTTCCAAGCTCATTTCTTTCATCAGCGTTCAAAACACGACCTTCACGAGCCGCACCATCATTTATTGCTTTTGACAAATCATAATAGTGGTCTAGTTTAGTCTCCCAGTAACCCTTGTCCCTCTTGCGAGAAACATTAGGTACCGAGTAAGACTTGGTCATGGACGGCGCTGGCAAATCAAATTGAACCCGTTTAGGGGCTTGAGTCGATCCATGGGATGAGCCATGAGATCTTCCTAGGACAATATCCTCATCATCCGAATTACCCGCTGAGCGGAAACCTTTGACTCTAGTGCGTTTGCGACTAGGTTCATCAGTTACCCACTTACCAGTTCGAGCATTACGGTAGAGAATGGCGTCCTCAATCTGAATTGACTCGACATCAGGCTCATCATAAGAAATGTCAAACATATTCTCAGATGAAATTCCCTCAGCCTCGAAAATCAAGAACTTTGAATCACTGACATTCAACAGACCTTCCAAAAACGACAAATAGTAACCACCATTTATCTCGGGTCCAATATTTCCAATGTGCATTCCTACACATTGACCAGCCTGCATATAAGCTGCACCAGAGAAACCAGCCAAAGTATTTGCGTCAATAAACACAACATTTGGCGATTTACCCTGGCGATATGAACCAAAGTTGGTTTCACCAAGAGCCGTAATCGTTATCTGTCCGCGAGTGTCATAGCAAACTGAAGCCTTACGTGCGCCCAAACGAGCCCACTTATTGGTTCCAAGTTTACAGGCAGAAACATCAGTATAAACTTCCAAAAATCGATCACAATCTATGTCGATTGCGCCGGTCTGTCCCACGATGTGAATTTGATTGGATCCCCGTGATTTAGCTGATGTCAACACATGTGTTGGAACAACAATAAAATCCGAGATTCTCAGGCATTGTCCGATGATAGAGTTGAAAGCTCCAGTTGTCTGGACCTTCATTTGACATGAAGGAGCAGTTCCACAACCTTCGACTTTCTCCCGTTGGACAATCGATTCTAAGACCAAGAATTTCTGGGTGACGTAATAGTTAAGAACTCGACAATACCAACCATATGTGCCGAGACCAACTCGGACACACATCTTGGTTGCGAAAACCATAAACCTAACGCCAGACCAAACCATTCCGATCCAAGCCACATAACCCAAATAGGGCTGAGGATTTCGAATCATCAATCCAGTATCCTCGGCAAAAATCCAAATCCAAAAATCCAAGCACCATTGCTGGACGACCGGGTAAATAAGGC